GGTTTCGGCTCTCCCTAATTCTTTTTTAAACTAAAAGAACATGGCTAATTTAACACCTTTAAGTAATTCTTGCACTTCTGTAACAGGAGGGGTATATAGAATCTACTTAGCAAAGGCAGATCAAATTACTAGCATGGATCTTTCAGGAACTCATTATAACAACATCACATTTGTTGATGGTGGTGAATCAGATGGTACTCCTGCGTTAATTGCAGATTCATTTGAGTTATTTGAGTTTGAGATGGATCAAGCTGAGTATAGACAAAATATTTCTAGAGAAAACGGAGCATATGCTGTAGAGCACGAAGTTGAGTTCTTCACAAAAGGTTGGACGGAAGCACAAAGAGTATCTCTAGATGAATTAATGCAAGCTGGATGCGGGCTAGTTGCTATCGTAGTAAACAGAAACGCTCCTGCTGGAACAAACGACCAATGGGTTGTTGGTTATTCTGAAAATTTTGGACTTCTAAGACCATTATACTTAGAGTCGGATTCGTTAACAAGTGGAAGAGAGTTTACAGATCAAACAGGTTCTACAGTTGTTCTTAAATCAATGGACAATGAAAGAGCTAGAAGATTTGTAGGTACTATTCCTGTAGTATAAAATAATTAATTATGGCTATAAGTGCTGATTTATCAAATAGTTGTGCTGCTAAAACAGGTGGTGCTTCTAAAATATGGCTTTTAAACGCTGATGAAATCACAGGTCAAACTAGTTTACTTGATGTTTGGGTTGGGATTGGTACTTCAGGTGATGCTTACGCATTTGAGTTCGAGTTAGATACTGCTGAGTATAGATTTACTTCTTCTAGAGAGAATGGATCTATTAAAGTAGAACACGAAGTGGAGTTCTTTACTAAAGGACTATCTGATACTCAAAGAGCTAGATTACAAGAAATCGCAGAGCAGAACTGTGGTATCGTTGCTATCGTAAAAGATAACGAAGGTGTCAAGTGGGTTGTTGGTATGTCTGTTGATTTCACAACTGAAAGACCTTTATATATGGAATCTATTGCAGGTTCTACAGGTAAAGAAATGACTGATTTAACTGGTTCTACAGTTATCTTAAAATCTGTCGACAATGCTTTTGCTCAAACTACTGATTTGAGTGATGCTGCTATTGACGCATTATAATAAATGGGGGTGTATTACCCCCTTTTTTTAAACTTATCATTATGAAATACAAGGTTAATAAGAAGTATAAAGGAGTTATCAAGACTATTCACACTGATCGAAGAGGTATGAAGATTGACTTAGATAACGCTTCACAAGAGGAATTAGAGCTATTACATAGCTTTGCTCCACATTATGTAGATATTATTGAGCCTAAAGAGAAAAAGGCTGAGAAAGTAGATAAGAAAGAAGATAAGCAGGATGAATCTAAATAATCAAGAACCAACTCACCAGTTCTCATCTAGTGTTATTAGCACTACTAGTGCTTCGACTATCAGAGAGCAGAAAAAGACTGAAACGAATATATATGACTATATTCCTTTCGGTTCTGATAACTTATTTATTAATGGTTTAGCGATCCTTAACAGAAGAGCTAGTACTCATCGTAGTATCATTAAGAATAAAGTTTATTACACTCTAGGTAGAGGCTTCGTAACAGAGGGGAATCAAGAGTTAACTGATTATATTAAGCAAGTAAATAACAATGGTGAAAACTTGCGTAAGGTTTTAAAGAAGTTATATACAGACTTTTATAGCTTCGGTAACGCTTATATGGAGGTTGTAAAGGATGAAAAAGGTTCTTTCCTACACTTCTATCACAAAGATGCTACAAATGTCCGTATAGCGAAGGATGGTAAGAATGTTATTATGCACCCTGATTGGACTAGATACCATTCTCACAAAAAATACGCTAAAGAGTTGCCATTATACCCTAATTTTAAGAAGGTAGATGGTGCTATGAGATCAGTGTTTCATTTTAAGCAATATGAGGCACAATTTAATTTCTATGGAGTACCTGATTGGATTGCAGCTTTAGATACAGCAGCGATTGGATATAAGACTAATAGATGGAACTTATCTAGGTTAGAGAACAGTTTTCAAGTTAGTGGTATCATGGAAGTAGTAGGAGATATGACTCCTGAAGATGCTAAGAAGCTAAAAGAGGACATGAAGTCTAGTTTCTCAGGCGAAGATAACGTAGGTAAATTACTTACTATTACGAAGAAATACGGAGACAGTGGTGAAGGAACTAAATTCACTCCATTAATCCAAAATACTGATGGAGAATGGATTGACTTACACAAGCAATCTGATTCTGAGTTAGTAACTGCTCATAACTGGTTTAGAAGTTTATCGGGTATCAGCGATCCTGTTGGATTTGATACTAAGAGAATCAGAAATGAGTACCAAGTTGCAAAAAATACTGTTATCTCAGATACACAAGATTTATTCTTAGATGACATTAAAAATATCATAGAAGTTCATAGCTCAATGGATGCTGATGAATTATCTACTAGAAATGAGTCTCCTGTGTCACTTATTGACTTAATTGACGTAAATAGTTGTATGACTGTTGGAGAAGCTAGAGAACGTGTTATTGGACTTCCTAAGCTAGAGGATGAAGAGAAGGCTTCTAAATTAATTTCTGAGATCAGAGAGGAAGCTATGGACAGAGGAGATCAAGCTGAACAATCAGAACAAAAGAAGGATGGTGATAACAATAACTAATAACACTACTACATTAGATATTGACTACATTGGAAACGGTGACCAATACTCTATATATAAAGCTAACATAACTTTAGAAAAAAGTGGTGATTATGTTGTTATAGTTGATTCTGGTAGAGTCCCTGCAAAAGAGTATAAGGTACTATATACAGATGTAATACCTTTACCTGCTAGTGCAGATGAATTGTACAGTACTTTATTATCTTATGTAAATAGCAAAGGGGCAAACAGTTCAACTATAGTTACTCAAGCAGTAACAACAGTAAATGTTGAGGTTTTAGCTGCTAACGAAGGTACTGTAGGTGCTAGTTTTGTTAATCTATCTAATGCTGATGCTTATATTTTACTAGGTAGTGGCACTGCTTCTGCGACTAACTACACTGTTAAATTAAAGCATGGTGGAGATGACATATACGAAACTCCTTATAACTACTCTGGAGCTGTTCAAGTTGTTTTTGCTCACTCTGGTAGTGGAAATTTAGTAATCACAAAATTTAACTAGTATGCCATTATTTAGTAAAACAGGAGGTGGCAAAGCAGGAGAAACGGGTTACGCTCATACGGGAGCATTTGCAGGTAAGCCTCTAGATAACAGTTACGTTTGGGAAGCGGGTACAGGTATAGAGTATAATGCTGCTGATGTAGCTTCAGAAACGTACAAAGTATTCTCATTAGACAACGATGTCCACAACGCAGTAGATAACCCTTATTGGTCTACTCCTGATGTGTCAATTTCATCTAATGTAGACTTGTTTAACGGATATGCTTTACCTGATGGAGTAACTTCTTTATTAGATTATACATTTGATTTTGACACTGAGTACCCCTCTTCTACAGGAACAGGTTTTGAAGGTTCTACAGGTAGAATTAGACTAAACGACTGTAAATACGGAGACCAATTAAGAGTAAGATTTGACTTTAATGTAATACCACAAATATCTAACACTACTATAGAACCTGCACTTTGGTATTCTAATAGAAATGATAACGATGATATTACTTTTACTTTTCCTTTGACTTCTTCTCCTGTGTTTTTTGGGACAGGAACTGTGGGAAACACTTATTTAAACAGGGTAGATATTTCTGCTTGGATTATATCAAACGAAGATGTTAATGCCTTAACTCTTCCAGCAATTAAATCAGACAACCCTGTAATTATTCAACCACTAGGAATGTTAGTAACAATATTAAGGTAATATGGCTATAAAAATAAAAAGAAATGAAGCAGGTAACTGTATAACTTTTGAAGGCTCGTCTAACCCTGTATATTGGAACTCTTGCTTGTCTAGTGAGGTGGATTCTGTAAATACTAACGCTATTAACGTAATTAACGATATAAGAACAGCTCAAAATGGTTCTAATTTTTATGAGTTTTACAGAATACCTTATACAGATTTTTTAGATGCAGATGGCAACCCTTTTGCAAGTCCTTCAGACTGTGTTACTTATATAAACCAAGAGGCAAATGTTTTAGAAGCTACTTTAGCAGGTTTCTTAAATTTAGAGAACGTATCAGGTACAAATGATAAAGTTGACCTAACAAGTGTTACGAGTCAAGAAAAGATAGGCGGGGGGATTAAATTTACTGCTGGTAGTAATATCCAATGTGGGCAACCAGTATTTTATAATTATAGTTCTGCAGGTGTAGTTACAGCAGTATCGGCTGGTACTTTACCATTACAACACGATTACATAGGAATAGCTTTAAAAACAGTTACAACAGGTCAATCAGTAAACGTATTAACAAAAGGTTTAGTAACAGCAAGAAGAGATACAACTTACTTAACTTCATCAGAAACTGTAATCCTAAACAATACATCGAACAACACTACAAGGAACTTGACTAACTCTACAACTTTTGTAGATAGTGGAGATACAGGTGGGGATTATACGAGTAACGAAAATTATAGTATCACTTTTGATGCACAAGCAGGTTATACAGTAGATATAATAGTTAATGATTTTCAGTTTGAGCATTCAACATACAGAATGTATGACAGGTTAGGTATTCAAGGTTCTAATGATGGTGTTAACTTTAATAATTTAAGTGTGCAATGGTTACAAAAATCAGCTACATCTACTCCTACTTGGAGTTCATCATTTTATGGCAGCAATGATTGGAATAGTACAGGTTCTGACAATGGTTATATTTTACCTAAAGATACATCGAGAGCAATCTTATTATCAAGTGGTACATTCCCTGTAACAATTAACACCAATTACAGATACATAAGGTTTTATTTTAGGTCAGATACTAGTGTTAATGATGATGGATGGGATATTACGTTACAACCTAACACACCTTATCCTTCAAACGTAGAATCAGTTGCAGAGGGAACAACTTTATATTTAGATAGTACAGATTTCACAAAATTAACTACAGATGATACATCACAAATAGTTGTAGGTTATTGTGCATATAATAACGCAGAAAATGATAGTATATTTATAAGAGTTTGATAATATAAAAAATGGAACAAATATTAAAAACATTAGCTGAGAATATAGAAGGCAGTATAGTAAGTTCTGTACTACTTTTTTCTATTGCATTTATTTATATATTCAGAAATAATATACCTCAATGGGTAAATATTATAATCAAAGGTAAGAAAGAAGAAAAGCATATTAATAAGCTAAAAGATCACGACATTTTTAGTACTTGTGCTAGAGTAAAAACAGAGGTTCACTTAATGAAGTTCTATACAGATGGAGAGTACGATGCTACAAAAACTAAAATGTGTGGTGATTTTGCTAGACACAAAGTAGAAGTTTGCAGCAAGAGAATAGAAGAGTTTATATCTAATGACTTATTTAAATTAAATGAAGATGCTCTAAAGAAATTAATCTTTGCTTTACAGACTGCTATGCACGAAGAATATGTAGCTAAGATTAAAGCAGATTGGCTTTCCAAAGGGATTCCTAAAGAGGATGTAGATTATGT